TTTAACTCATATTGCTCTGTAATGGCAGCACTCTCTTTAAGTGCCTGGCTTGCTGTGTTTATTTTGTCATTAAGCAATGTTGTATTGCCCGAAAGTTTTGCCAGCACCTCACTCACACCGCTACCTGTTGTTTCCAGTTCTTCCAAAGCTCCTCCCATTGCTAAGGCATCACCATTAAAACGCTGTGTGCCTTTCAGGAAATCATCAAACGCGCCTATTAAGTTGGTATTAACTTTTTCTTTAAAACTTGCCAAGTCAGCACCTGCAATTTTTGCAAACTCTGCTGTGTTCGTTGTCATTTTTTGCAAAATCCTGCCTACTGCTGTTCCACCACGTTCAGCTGTAATACCAAGTTCCTGCAAGGTTGCTGAGATGCCTAATACTTGTCCGCTCGATAATCCCAATGGAATACCCATACCGCCAATTCTGTTCGAAAAGTCTGTTATCACAGGTGCTGTTGCTACGCCTTGCTGCGCCAATACAACTAATGCATTTCCTAAATGCGTTAAGTCTTTACTGATGTTGGCCGTCTTAAAATCACTCATCACATTACGCAATGTTGCCAGTTTTGTAGTGATCTCTTCAGCTCCACCGCTAAATTCGCTTTTCAGCACAACCACAGATTTATTCATAGCATCTGTAAAATCCAGTATTTCCTCTTTGGGCACACCAAACTGTCCGGCTATTTTGGCAATCTCTCGCAGTTCTGTTGTCGCTGTTCTGGTGTCTAATCGTTTAAACGATGCATTGAGCTCGTCAACTTCTTTTGCACTCATGCCGGTAGTCATTCGTATCTCAGCAATGCTGTCGCTCAACTCAGCATTCTTGCTGATAACATTGGTTATCTGACTGCTCAATGCCTGAAAGCCTAAGTAACCGGCCGCCAGAACACCAAACTGTTTTACCTGTGTGCTTAATGAGTTCCATATTCCTGTCTGCCCGCTGATGGTATTGTTCAGATTCTTCACCTGCTTTTCTACCTGCTGCAATTCTTTTGTCTTAGAAATAAACTCCTGTGTGCCCGGGGCAAGTCTGCCTATTTCCTCGCGCAGCTTTGTTACCCTGCCTTGCAATACATTGAGCGAACCCGCTGAGCCTAATTCCTTAAACTGATCTTTTACATTAGATATTTCCTTCCGTACTTCCTCTAATTGTTTTTCGGTTTGTACCAGCTCTTTCGTTTTATTTACAAAAGCATCGGTACCCGGAGTAAGCTTATTTAATTCTGCATTGAGTGTTCTAACCTTGTTTTCCAGTTGTGCTATAGAGCCATTTTGTCCTAATGAGGTAAATGAACTCTCAACAGCTTTTACCTGCTCATTCACTTCGCCTATCATTGTTTTCACCAGGGCAACTTCTTCGGCTTTATCTATAAAGGCTTGTGTGCCCGGTGTAAGTTGCGCCAGTTCTGTCTGTAATTTATTCAACTCTGCATTGAGTTGGTTCAGGCTGCCTGGTTCATTTAGCTGTGTAAATGCTTGCTTGGTTTCCTTAACCGCATTGGAAACTTTCTGTAACTCGCTTTCCGCTATTGATAGCAATTGTGCTTTCTCTATAAACTCCTGTGTGCCCGGTGCCAGTAAACGCAATTCCTCATTAAGCTGTTTTATCTCGCTTTCCAGATATACAATGCTACCCGGGTCACCAAAATTTTGCATTTGTATTTGAGCATCTTTCAATGGCTGCTTCAGCCTGTCAATCTCTGCTTTGATTACTGCTATTTGCGCTGCTTTTTGTTTCAATGCAGCATCATCACCACCTACGGCTCTAAACTCCCTCTGTAACTGCTTGAGCGCATTCTCAAGATTCTTTATGTTTTGTCCTGCTACTTCTCCATTGATGATAATGCGCATGTCTGTCTTCATAGACTCGCGCAGCTTCTGCACCTCTGCCTGATTTTTTTCAAGCATCTCATACAGTGCATCCCGCTTACCCGGCTCACCGGTTGCAGCAGCATCTATTGCCTTTTCTAATTTACGGGCTTCTGTTTCGAGCTCGCGTATTCTTTTCTGCGCCTGCTCTGTGCTTAATCGTATCTCTACTTCTCCGGTTTCTTTTCTTGTGGCCATGTGTTTTGGTTACAGATTTATGGTTATTTCATTTTTTTGCATCATGTTTTCTAGCGTAGTGATGGCTTTGATATTAAAGTTATCGGCAAGAAGTTCCAGCAAGCGTTTGGTTTCTGCTGTAATGGGTTTGTTATATACCGGTATTTTCTTCCTTTTGTATTTATGCAACTGCCCCAACCGGTTTCTTTTTTTATAAAAGTTCTTGTTCACAAATCTGCTGCCTGATGCTACGCCTCGCCCTACACCCATATCAAGATAGCGCAGATACTTATAGAAACGCAAGTGTATTCTACTTACTTTATCTCCATGTGCATCTATGCTTTTTACAAAGGAGTTATACAATCGCCTCCTTTCACTGCGTGTGTACTTCTCCAGTAATTCCTGTTCGTTTTCAACAACATATTGCAGCCATTGCGTAACAAGCTGCAGTTCGGTGATTGGCTCGGCTCCCATGTTTTTATGTTACTATTCGGTTCGTGATTCAATGAGCGGCACTCGGTGCAGCTCCATTTCTATTTCGTCAATATCATCACCAATATTTATCTGTGCGTTTCGCGCTATGAATAATTCCGAATCAAAAAAGTACAAATCAGAAATATCAAATTGCAGTAACTGTGGAAACCTAATCCTGAATCTTTTTACAAAAATTTCGGCAAAAGACAGAATATAAACAAGGTTTTGCCAGTAATAAAGCAGGTTAGATTTATTCCATACCAGATTATGTTGCAGGTCCATGCCATAAGTAGTGATACAAACACTGCTGGCTGTGGGTATAGGTCCCAGATCACAAAATCCCGATACTATACCTAAGTAATGTACCAGATGCAAATCATACGGGTTATCACCTAGTCCAAACTCTTTGCTGCTGCCTAATTGCTTTATGCGTGGCAGAATCTGATAGTGTGGTGTTCCCGAATCATAATAAACTCTGCGTAATGTAAAAAGTGGCGAAAGCTGCGGACGAATTTCAACTGCACCTTTTTCGTTTACAACAAAATCTTTATACCCCTCACAATAGTATTGCCATTTGTAAACACTGCTTCCAAGGTCATTGCATTTCCAAATCTGATGCAGGCATTTTACGTAAGCAAAATATCCTAATAGTGTTGCGTCATTATTAATAAGTACATCAACATTATCTGCCTCTCCCCAAAATTTATTAATGTCGTATTCTTTCCACGAGTCGGCAGAAGAGCTGTCATTACCACCAAATGTGTAATTAAAAGATTTAATAACAATAGAATTGTCAAATTTAATTTCATGATTGGAAGTGGCCTGATTGCTGAAATCACGTTGTGGTTGTTGCAACAGCTCATCGAAATAGTGTATCCTTACTATTTTGTTTACCCTGTCAATCTTATAGGTGAGATTGTAAGTTTCTTTTATTGCATTGAGTAGCTGTCCGAATGTAATGTCCGGAACCTGATCGCGCATATTCCAGTAGCGTTTGAATACGTTAAAGCCGGTAGTATTAGGCAAATCGTTAACACCAAAATAAGAATAATCCAATCTGAAATAACCTGATGGATTTGTACCACCGGGCATCACTATTTCAAATGTTAGCCATAGGTCTTTGCCTACATCTGCAGCATTTGCAGTAAACCACCAAGAGGCATTCCAAACACTTAATGATCCTGCCTGACTGAGTTGATTGCTTAAAAAAGTATGAATAACTACTCCGTCCTCATACAATTTTAGTTTATAAGTAGGATAAACACCTGGCGAACTCATGTTGAATCCTCTGATATTGAGGTTAACTTTTATGAGGTGTTGTCCTGTTGCCTGAATGGTATAATGTCCTGTCGTAGGATTGTATGCACCCAAACTATCATAACAACCACCAGTTGAATCATTATTGAATATGAGTGTATGTTCGCCCATAGCCGCTGTATGTGTTGTCAATGGCCATGTCGGGATTGTCCCTGCAAGCATCCCAAATCCTGTGAGGCTTCCTTTCTCATCTATTGATTGATTGGTATATACAAGCAAATTTTTCTTTGTAGCATCCGCCATAAAACCTACCGTGTCATCCACACTATATCCGTCAAATGCAAAACCGCTTTTGATGATGTGATGCAGATAAACCATAGGCACCAGCGTGTTTTTGTTGCTCACATTATTATCCAGATAAACACCTGCTGCAATGTCCCAGTTATTCATAATGTTGAAGTAATCAGGATTTTTATTGTCTGAACCCTCGCCATAAAAACCCTCGTTATACACCGGTGGAAAGTTAAAATTGGTTGCAGGGTAATTCAATGTAGCAATGTTGTTGGCAAATGCAATTTTATCTATGCCCATATCTATGTCAGCGCCATAATCAAATTCGCGTAGTTTGGTGCCGGTGCAGCTTAATGAAGAAAAATTTAAACGTAAACTAAGGCTCGCTTCTTCAGCAGTAACACTATTGATGTCAATAGTGGCACGTAGCCAACTAAATCCTTTATACAACAAGCGATAGCCTGATAATATGCGGCTTCTAACAGGCATCCAGATGGAATGAATAAAATCAAATGCCCTTGCATTGCCTTTATAAGGTACATTAAAAGGAAGCACATATTCACCCTGCATGGCATTGGTGTCAAACGTAGGGTTGTTAAATTGTAAGCTTATGCGTGCATCAGGAGGCAGTAAAAGTTCTTTATCATCCGAATCTCTCTTTATTGAAATCATTATTTCTACATATTTTTTTAATTATTATAAAAATGAATTTGAGGGCATCCACACACTGTTGTCTTCACAAAATCTAAACTCAATGGTGTTTGATTGTAATTGTTTCATCGTGTCTGTAAAGTCTTTATTTTTTTCTACAGGCTCAATTGGATGAAGGTAATTGTCTCGAACAAGGTATGTTCTTGGCGAAAGCATTACTTCCCGCAGTTGTTGCATTTGTTCTATGCCAAAGTACTGAGTGCTTATTTTTATAATTTCTCTTTCAGAAGTTGAAAAAGTCTTGCGCAATCCGTCAACAGGTTGTGTTACGTTTCGGCTCATGGCACTCACACTTCTCTCATACTCTGCTCTGGATATTTCATTTCCTGTCAACCGCAAACATTCATAGCCGCCAATGCCATTTTGATAAACAATGTAGTTTACATTACTGTAATATTTTCTATCAATATAAAATGTAATCAACTCACTGATTCCTGTAAAACTTTCATCTGCTATCTGTATAGTATAATGACTTACTTGTAATGGATCCCGAGAAGCTGCTGTAACAAGTGCGGCAATGTCTAATGCACTCCAGGATGCATTGATTGCAAATGGAAGATAACAATCAGATGACCCATCAAACAATTCGGGTTTTATATTTACCCATAACGGATATCCGGAAGAATAGGGTCCATATACTTTTATAAGAATATGCATTTTCCCGGTACCGCCATGCCGGGTATAGTACAATGGTTGTGGAGCAAACAAATCTGTTATTCGCTTATTCTCTCGCCATGAATTAAACGGGCGCAATGGCGCTTTGGATGCTTTCCAGTCAAAATAATCTATTCCCGTGCTGCGTTTGTTATGGGTAAGACCTCCATGATAAAACAGGAAGTCATCAAACGGGTATTCCTCATCACTCATTATTACAGGATATACATCTGTTAGTATTCCATCAACAAATTCTGTAGCTTTAATAAGCATCCAAACCGTGGCATCAGAAACCATACTATGATAACTTGTACCAAAAGGGGTAATCTCAGTGAAACTATTCCCTAAGTATTCGTCCACTAATGGCGTCAGATTAAATTTCACTAAACCTGAATCATTACCAACAGCTTCAGCATAATAAACGGTATAGCTTCCTTCACTGTCTAATTTCATGTAAATTTGTAAAACTATACGCAGGTCGTGTGTGGCAGGGGCACTGTCATTAAACTGCAATACCAGCCAGGCAGGCTCTTTTGCCAGATTCAGCTTCTTGGGTGTTTTTGTTATATCAAAATACATTTATTAAATGTTGTTGTGTGGTTTTGTATTAATTGAATATAAAAGACTTGTTACTGCCTAATGGAACAACACTGCTTATTCCAACCATGCCATCCGTATAACGGGGTTCATCATATATATCAGTGGTAATTTCATTCCATCGGAAGTAAGTGAATACACGATTGGTTAATCGCAGCGGATCGCTGTCATAAGCCAGTCGTGTAAGTATTTTATCATGCAATTCTGTACATTCTTCAATTGCCTGCTCAGCCTTACTTAGATCAGTTCCTATGCTTTGCATCAGCAACCACTCATAACGCATTATGCGATGTACATTATCATACTCTCCATCATAACGTAGTGGATGCGCAGTAACGCATAACACAATACCATTCCGATTCAGACTTTGTAAATCATCAAATGTCTTGCAGAAACGGTTTTGTCTTTCATCTCCCGGCACATGCAGTAAATATTCTTCTGCAATATTTTCTGCATACTTCATCACTTGTGCATGTGTGGTGAGCGGATAGGTTAGTGTGTGCATATTGTTTTGTTAAGGTTTTAAAGATTCTTCCAATCGTTTTCGTTCAAAATGCAACTTTGTGAGTATAATCATGGCATTAAGAAATGGCATCCGTTCAACATCTTCCATTGTTCCCAGTTCGGGACCTGCTAATGAATGCATCACCCCTGCCCAACCCATATTACCGGCTTTAGGTTTTGTGTCTGTATCATAAAGAAATTCGTACTTTTTGTTAACGTATGTATGAAAAGCAATGAAGTTATACAATGCTGCTTGTTTATACCATAATGGAATGGGAGAAATTATAGCACCAAGTCTGTCAAGCATTTTATCACTGAATGGGGTTCTTGGATCGCTGCCCGTGTCTTTATAGTCAATAAAGGTATCTTTATTGGCTTTTCTGTATAGCACACTCACCATTTTGTTTAAGTCCTTTGCATTTCTTTCTTTGGCATACTTCTGCATCAGCATCTCCGCAACAGCAAATTCTGCAACGGTTAAAAAACAAAAGTCATTTCCGGGTCCATAAAATGACCGCCAATTATATTGGAACATTGGCATCATTAATTTACCTGAATCTATCTCCTTCGAAAACAAAAAATCAAGCAACGGATACAATTCCTCTAAATCCCCTGTACGCATTTTAAAGAATTGGTTAGGTTTAATTTTCATCCAGCGATACAAAATTGTTTTCCTGATTTCTTTATCTGGAATGTTCAGATTCATTACATAACAAAAAGTTGTTATGTAGTGATAGTTCATCTCATTCCAGTTTTCCGGAAGATGAAAGGTTTGTTCTCTTGGGTGTCCGTTTTTAACGGTTTGTATTTTTATCTCGTGCATTATACATGTTTTGCAAATCGAAAATTGCAGAAATCACATTTTCGGGAGTACCGCACTCAATCACGTCTGTTCGTCCGTTCATTTTTGCAATGCGTATTTTGGTGCCTTCCGACTCAAAGAACATCACCTCAGAAGGCTCATGAATCGGAAAATATTTGTTATTTATTTTTAATACCATCGGAAATTTCGTTTATCTTATCAGATAAGGTGTTGCGCATGGCTTCACCGTTTTGTTTACTTCCTATAGAGGAACCGAAGTAAAAGTTTATAACAGATAGCCGCTCTCCGGATAGCATGGTTATAACACTACCAATTGTTGCAGACAACAGCGAAAGGATTACACTCTCCAGATAATAGGTTGCTGCCGCCAGCATAATCAGACACAATCCTATTAATGGCAGGTTGTAACGCATCACAAGCAAGGCTACTCTGTCCGTCATTTCCGATTTCGATTTATACACCTCGCGTGCATTGGCCATTTCGCCATAATACATTTGCAGTTCAGATAAATAGTCCTGATAGTTTGTAAGAAATTCTTTTTTGTCTGCGTCACTTAGCAATACAGTGCCGTTCACTATAGCATCTTTAGCAAGGTCCAGCACTTTAAGCGGTGGTGCAACAGTGGCTCCAATATCAAGAGCTGTGTCAAGCCCTTTGCTCGAAAGAAATTTAAAAAACTTTGTGTCTTTGAATGGTTTCATAGTGTGTTTATGGTTCTTGGGTTTCTGTTTATATTTCGCTCAGTGCGGTAAGGTATTTCTCAGCATAACCGGCTATGGTACGGGCTTTGTCTTTTCCATTGATGATTTTTCGAGCACCAATAAAATCACTCAATGCAGATCCGTTTATATAGTCGCTTAGTTTTTTGCCTGTAAAAAGCCCATGTATCATCCCATCAAATAGTATATCACAGGCTATATTGGGGTTGCAAGCAAGCTCCGGCTCCGTTACTAAAGGAAAGCCCAGCCGATCTGCAAATTTTTTGTAGTTTTCTTTCCAGGTTAACTGCACATAACCTCTGCCATAATAAGCTTTGCCGGTAATCTTATCCGGCTGTCCGTAAGCCTTACCTCTTCCTTTGCCATATTCTTCTATGGGCTGCATGGTTTTGGCCGTTTCATGATATACTGTTGCAAGCATATAGGCAAGCCACCTATGGTCGGTAAGTTGTTTGTCCTGCTCCCATGCATCAAGAATAATTTCATATCCTTTAACTTGCTTTTGTACAAGGTAATCATGTAGCGGATTTAATTCAGACTTAATGTTCTGATAAAATATCTTACGGTTTATCATTTGGGGTTTTATGTTTAAGCATTTCGTTTAACATTTTCTGCAGCGTGTCTGTTATTCCTTCCATCAGGTTTACCCCTGCATATTCACTTACATTTTTTATATTCAGTTTTAGCTGATAAAGCAACACAGATGCCGCAAGAAACTGCGTGATCGGCACATTCGGAAACAGTGTGCTTTCTATGGCTCTGGCTTGCATTAATAATATAATATATAAAAATGCTTTAATGATAAAGTAACTGAGTCGCTTCTGATGATTGCGCAACATCCTGAGCGTGATATATTCGGACAACACAAAAAATTCAAGCATAAATATCCATGTCTTGATGGGCGCAATGAATCCCGCAACCATAACAAGTATTGTCTGCACGATGATATTTTCTGTATATTCCACTATGTCCTTAGAATAAAACGATACCATTTCCTGATTGGTCTATGCTGTTGTCTGATTGCGATTGCTCATATTGTGTGTAGGCACTGCTTGCCACCCACACCGGATAATCTGTTTTGTTTTTATAAAGCAAGTCGCTGAGTTCTTTAAGATAGTTTTCTGCTTTGCTTGCGGCATCGTCTGCAATTTTCTGAAGCCTCGATTCTTCAGCAGGCTGCGAAGCATTTAATGTTTGCCTGTCGCTGCTAAGAAGTAAATTAATTCCCTCGGCTGTGATTTGCACCGGCAGTCGCAGGCAGGCAACACTGATGGCATAGTACGCCACCACACGCACAGCAAGATTAAATGCTTTCTGGTTGGCTGCAGTTAAACTACCTGCTGCCTGTTCAGTCTTTAACAGTGCAAGAAACTCTGGACCTGTTACCGTAGATAAACGCATTTGCTCTGCTTCCTGCATAGCTGATTTAAGTGCATGGAATGTCCTGCGGCTTTCACCGATATTATACAGTGAGTCAAACTCTGTAGCTGTGCGGATGAGCAAATCGTTAAAAACTGTATAGCCGCTGCCACTTACCCAGGTCGGAAACGAAGCTTTGTTTTCTTCAAGGAATGTAAGGAGTAGTTCCACACCGGTATATATATTTTCGAAGCAGGCCTTTCTGATGCTCTCTATCTGATGTTCAAATGCAGCTTTCCTTGTGTCAGAAACAGAAATGCCTATGCCACCCTTGCTGATGTTGACCTGCCCAAATGGAATGTACTTTAGTATGGCATAATTAGCCAAAGGCAATCGTACATGATTCAATAAATCTCTTTGAATATCAGTAAGCGTATTGCTTTGATATGCCTGGTTTAATGAGGTATATAACGCTGCCCCTAAATATTTTTTAATCAAAACCTGCTCGCCCTGATTTTCTAAAAATGGACGTAAGGCATCCATTTCAAATTCTGCATTGGCGGGGATATACTTTTTTAGTTCGTCTGTGTGGGAAAAGAGCATTGGGTTTTTGTTTTTGGGTGTAAGGGGTTAACGGTGTTTTTCTACTTAGTTTACTTTGGTTATTCGTAGCCATCCACCGGCTTTGGCTTGTACTGATTGACCGGGATTAGAGTCTCTGTATTGAATATTAATCACTCCGCCTGTTGAGGAACAAATTACAGAGCCTCTAATTATCATTACCGCACTTGATGATGATGTGTAGGATACTAATGTTGCGGTTAATGTTACAGCAGCGTTAATAGTACTTTGAGAAACATTGCTTGCTGAACCTCCGGATCCCATACAACTAAATGAAACCTGACTATCATTAGGGGCATTCACCCTGAAGTTAACTCCTGATGATCCTGATGTGGTGAGAACCATCCATGCCTCAAAAATATAGATGTCATTTGCATTAACTGCCCACTCCCATGGTGATAATCCATCGGTAATTGTTATGGTAGAAAGAGATGCACTTAATGCATCTGTCATAAGAAATTTATAGATGGTCCCTAAATTGGCAACAGCAGTTGTTCTGTTAGCTACATCAGAGAGATTGTTTGATTTCTGCAAATAATCCCCTAATGAATTAGAAAGTCTTGTTTTGTTTACAAGTCCGGTTCCTGCAGTAGCAGTATCAATTGTTGTCAGGTAATTGCCTTTAATTTGATAGGTGTTGGCAGCTCTTTCGCGGCTCAAAACCACGCTGCTTGCAGTGTCAAGGCTTATCGTCCCTGTCGTGGTGATAGTGCCGCCTGTAAGCCCTATTCCTGTGCCTACGCTCGTTACCGTTCCACTGCCACCACCACCACCACCGGAAGCAACATCAAACTTCGTGGCTATCTTATTAACAGTGTCGCAGACAATCTGATTTAAACTGTTCGCAACAATAGTAACGCCATCCTTCTTGATTTGCGAAGCGTTTAATTGCGCATATCCATTAGTGCAGTAGAATGTGATAAGAATAAGTGTGATGGTTTTTTTCATATTATATTTTTGTTTATACATAACCAAATGCTGTAATTGAATCACCGGTTTCTATAGGCTCTGTAATTTCTATCCAGTTATCTGGATTCTCTTTATAACCATTAACCAAGGCTCCTTTCTTGAGCATTTGTCCATTCCAGAATACCAGTATAGGAGTTGCGTTATACTGAAATTTATGGAGTCCATTACCATCAACCTGTGCAAGTTCTTGCAATGAGAGGTGAGCAAGCAGATTAGAGAGTGTCTCAACAGTGTTGTTCAGAATGTCTATTGCATCTGTAAGCGTGGTGCCCGGTGCTGTGCTGTTGTTTTCAATATCATCTGTGTCAGCAGGTATATTATCTACAGCTAATGCAATCAAAGCATTTACCGCGTCAAGTGTGGTGAGTTCAACAATACCGGTATCCGTTCTGGTAAATACTTTATTGTCGGCTGTGTTGATGGCTATTTCACCTTTCATAATGTCGGTAGCTGCAAAACCGATATCTCCCCATAATAATGTAGATGGAGATGGCACTGTGGGCACCTCACCTGTTGCTGTAAAGATGAGCTCCTGTCTGCGTTTGTTGGTTTGCGTTGTCAATAGGTTAAACTATTAAAGTGTTATTTGCCGTTTCATTATCATATTCCCCTCCGGGACCGCTTTCAATGGTCACTGTCACATCTAAAGTTGCAGACACATTAAGTGTAGAATCTTCTATTTGTACTTCGGCTGTTATTTCGTCCATTTTTGGGTCAGTGGTTTTGTTTTATATCAGTGAAGGGGCATTAGCTACAGCAGCATTAGTGAAGTATATTATAGGGATGCGTTTACCATCTTTAAGTCCAAAATTGAGTACGTCATCACCGGACTGCTCCTGTCTGATTACCTCCAGATAGGATTGTTCGTTGTTAAGGTCAACACTGTTTTTGGCAGGCAAGGTTATCCTCACCTGTCCGGGAACTCCGGTAACTTCCATAGGCATATAATTAGGCTTGGTCACCTTGCTCCATTGCCCAATTATTCGGCCACCATCTAACGAGAGAATAATGGCCAACCCTGCAATGCTGCTTATAGCAATTGCAACATTGTCGGCATCTTTAATGGTGACCAACATAGCGTATGTTCTTCCGGGTTGTCGTGGATTGGTTTCTGGCAGTGGCATTATGGACGATTTTCAGGGGTTACATTATTAAGTGTTGTGAGTATCTGCTCCTCTTGGAACCACACAATTTGTTCTCCGGAAGGTCCACGCAGATTATTGTATTGTGTCAATACAGTTAAAGCCTCGCATAGTTTGAGAGCATAAGATTTATTGTTCTTAAAAAAAATTTCATCGGCTAAACGTTTATCACTACCACTACCGCTACCCATACTCTTGCCGGGTGTTTTACCGATTAGCGTTCCATCAAATGCCATAGCATATAATATATGGTCGCTGGCTTCTTGCGAGTCTTCAATATATGAGCCTTCACCAAGATTACCTTTCATTTCCTGCACTTCCCACTTAGCAAAAGCTTTACCATAAGCATCACTCTTGAAAGTTAGCATAATGCTCTTTCCTGTCTTTTCGATTCCTGTCAGAACCTTATTAAATTCTTCTGTTTTTTTAAGTCGTGCAGCTCTACGTTCTTCGGCAGTCATGCTATCCCACTTAGGATAATCGGTGCGCCAGGCTTCTTCAGGCACATGCAAAACATATTTTATCACCATCTGATTGTCCATCAGTTTTGCCTTGAAGGTTGGAATCTTTTCTGCAAGGTCAAGCCACTTCGAATCTATGATGCTGTGCCATGGCACACGCTGGTAATAAGTGCGCTTTGGCGAATTAAAAAACAATGGATAAATAAACCGGTATCCAGATTGCCTTTGCATCTGTCCTATCCAATCATAATACGGATCAACACAACGAACTTTCTGCCAGGTCTTCTCAGAGCCATCAGGCCAATTGGCATCAATAAATACATAGGGTTTATTGCCCGTGCTATCCTGTGTTGAATAGCGGCAATGTGTACTGTCCGCAACACTGATGGCAACTATTTTCTTTTTCGACTTGTCAAGAATAAAATCAACAAAAGCATGATGCCACCAATAAAGGTTTCTGTATCCATCCTCTAAGAATAGTCTTTTATTATTATAGCCCCAGAAAGATTCTATTTCAGGATGAATGAATTGTTGGATGATTGGCTTTCGTGTTTTCTCATCAAAGCCGGTAACATAACCATAGTGTAAGTCAGCAGCAGCCATGTGACTTGCCTTGAAATGCAATGTTGACGGAATTAATGTATTCTTATGGGCACGTTCTTCTACCATGCCAGGATAGTCATTATCATCACCCCACTCAACAAAATCTGTAGAAGAGGTAATGTCTTCAACAGGTGATGTTACTTTGGCTGCCGGAGCAGGATTACTTCCTTCTCCGATATTGACCATGGCTGATACATCAGGCAGATAGACTAATTGACCATCATCGCTGAGTATTATTTCTTTCTTATTAGGCATATCAATACATTACTTCTTCATTGTTTAGTTTCATCACAAGTGAATTATGGATAGTACGGGTGTTTTTGCCCGGCAATAGAATAATATTTCTTGTCCGCAATTTGCCGTGGTTTATTCTTCGCAACAGAACGTCTTGTTTAATTGCCTTTTCTCTTGCGGCATGTAATCCTCTGTTTCCCGACAGCACACAACGGTCATGCTCTATCAATCTGCCACCGGTATGAATAACATCTATTTGCGCTTGCAGACTTTTATATTCAGCCGTATCAGCAGCGTGTTTATTCTGCATGGCCTTTAAGTTCTGCTTTTTTCGATATTGCTCCCTGTTAGCAGTAAGCCATGCAATAGAAAATATTTTACGTTCACCATCATGGTGTACCTCCTGCATGGTGCGTAATGCTGCTTGTCGCGTTATCATTTTACAATAATGCACCTCTGGTGAGCCAAAAAAAAGGACAGTTCAGCAAAAAACAGTTTCTGCCATGCAGTGCGGAAAAACAGTAAAACTGTTTACTTTTGTTGTGCTTTGATAATGAAATTGTTTTACATCTAAACCTTCAAAACAAATGACCAAAAACGAGATTACTGAACATGTGATGGCGCAAACCAAATTGCGGAAATGCGATGTGGAGCGAATTCTTAATTCGTTAAGCGGGTTGATTACAGAAAAGCTGACCGATGAAGGAGAATTTGAGTGGCGTGATTTAGGTCATTTTCGGGTTCATGAACACAAGTCCAGGCTTTTTAAAATGCCTGATGGAAAAATAGTAGTCAAGCAACAACACAAAAGAGTAGGTTTCGTGGCAGGAAGTAAATTAAAAAAAATGGTATAAGACTTATACCCTTTTTTGACTTTATGCTGCTACCTCTAATGTTGCAGCTTCTATGTTTAAAATGTAGTCAACAGCTTGTTGTGCTTTGGATGATGCCTGAATGATCATCTGTGGATTGTTTTGTAAAACTTTTATCCAACTTTGGATGTAGGATGCGCTGTTTGTGAATAGTGAATCTGTTAGTAGTCCGGCATGATTTATCAAGAAACAGTTGCCCAGCTCTGCAATAAGTTCTTCCTTGCTGTATTCGCACGAACCAAAGTTGGCTGTGTGGCTGGTAATCCCTTCGCGGTTTAATCTCTTGGCATGACCGGTACTGTGTGTTAGCTCATGAAACAAGGTAGCGTAGTAAGCTTCCGGAGATATAAAGGTGGATTGATCAGGTATTCGTACATAATCTGATTTAGGAGAGTAGTAGGGCTGATTGCCACCGTGTACAATCGTTGGACAGTTGATGTAGTTTTTAAGGATCGTTTCACAAGCTTCTATGTGATTAACTGTACGCTGCATGGGTGCGGGCACGTGTTGTGCTATACCTTCGCATTGCTCGCTGTTAAACACTGTATAATAACGAAGCACACAAAACTTTTCGTACAGTTTGCGTTGTGATGGCGTTAGTGTTGTGCCGTCTGTATAAGACCCGTTAGGCAGTTTATAACTGAATTTCCAGAAGATTACTGGCCACCCTTTTTGCCCTTTGGTGATGTGCCCGCCTAATGCAGTACACTGTTTGTGGGTGAGCCAGTGCGCAGATTTAAACGGAGCCATACCTAACAGCATCGCATTAAATCCGCGGTAAGGTTTGTGTGAAATGAGATTGTGTGCGGCCCCAACGTCCGACCATGTTTTGTGCCAGGGTACTACTCCTGTTTCGAGTTGCGCAATGATGCGATCTGTGATGATTTGATAAACTTTGTTTTGCATAATTATGAGTTTTTAAAATGTTCGTCAAGGTATTGGTTGAGTTGTCTGTTGAACTCTTCCGGATATTGTGCAGCAAGCTGTTCAGCATAGCCTTCGTAAAACAATGAATCAATAAAGGCAATGAAATCTTCTATGGTAGTTTGCATTTTCAGCAGCACGATGTTTTGTTGTGTGATTGATTTTTTCATCTATTTATTTTTAAAAACTCCGCTCTTACGGGAGTGGAGTTTGTTGTTTTACTTTTTGCGTGAACGTTTTTTGTTTTCTTTGATTTCCGCCACAGGCTCTTGCGCCTGTGGTACTTGTTCAACGGCATCAGCAGTGTTGTCCAGAACATACGCTGTGTGGGTTCTGCCGAAGTCATCAGGTTGTTTCATCTCATCAAGAAAGAATGTGAGGTAGCGTTCGCCTTCTTTTTCGTAGAAGTACTTTTCTGCTTTACCGATGTTGATGTTTACGCGCACTCCGAATTTTTGAGCTTTGCCTTTTCCGATGTAATTTTTTGTGTTTGACATTTTAATTTATTTTTTAAGTGATTAATAAAAATTTATGCTAAAGAAATTGCAACGCTCTTGGCGTGAAATGCAAAAGGAAACTGAAATAAAAAGCGATACGGTGAGCGGGCTACACCGATAGTGGTTTATGTCGGGAAAACTTTTGCATTCAGAGGCTGCTGCGGAATGAGAGGGAACACTCTACATGCAGCAGTCACAGAAAAGACGTTGCTCTTTTGCATAAAATATTTATGTCACACAAAAAATAAAATGGCAAAAGCATTTACACCGGAAATGGTAAAGCAAATAGGAGGGATGTACTACTTATACGAATAAAGAGAAGTCACGAAAAAGGGGCTTGTGCACCCATTGAATAGAGATGGCAACCGGCTTCGGCAGCTTACTCAGGATTGTTCTGGTCAACACGGCTATTGCATAAATAATCTTACCCGTTCACCGTGGTGGAAATGTAAGAAAACACGTAACCAAAAATAAAACAACGACTACACATTTGATAGCAGGTGTTTTAAAATAGATGTATGGAAAAACAATCGTTCTAATGGTGTCATATTGCTGCAAATGGTGTATTTTTACAGTATAAAATACACACATGAAGCTTTCTGTTTATTGTGGTTTGCGTGCAATAGCCTACATCATTACTCAAGGCAGTAATGTTGTGAAGCACGGTATCAAAAGAGTAAATATTCCTTACGAAAATTATTACGAGTTCATAGCAGGTCTTCCGGTGAGTAAGCGGATTAATCGTAGATTGAAACGACAAGCCAGAAGAAACCTATGGCGTTACAAAAGCAGACGGGAGCGGCTCAAAAAATTGTTGATTAAGGAATTTCAGTGTAGCCCTAAAAACAGAACACGTACAGACAATTTATTGATTAGGGTTAAGGCGCTATCAGAAATTGTTACAGCACAGGAATTGGTTGACATTATTTCTCAACTACAAAAAAAACGAGGCTATAAGTCGCTCCGAGGTGTAAGCGATAATGAAAACAGCGAGTACTTGCAAGAAATAGAACGCCATCAGGAAAACCTCAAACAGTATCGAAGCATTGCAGATTATTTGCTGACAATAGACAGTAGCAAGAATATTATTTTCATGCGTCAGAGTTATGAGCAGGAATTTAATGCTATCATGGACATGCAGGCAACATTTCATCTGAATTTAGCTTCGGGTCAGAAGTTACGTGAACGGTTGTATAATCTCATTTACTTCCAGAATCCGCTAAAGAAGGGCAAAGTAGGTAAGTGCAGTTATGAGCGCAACAGAGAGGTCTGTCATGCTTCCAATCCGGTATATCAGGAGTTTAGAATTTGGAGGGATATTTTAAATATAAAAATATTTGACCTTGAAAAAAACGAAATTGAAATCACATTTGAGCAGCGTAACCGATGGTTCAATAAGTGTTTTGCAGGCAGCAACATCACAAAAGCCGGATGCCTCAAAGATCTTGGATTAAAAAAACCTACGCTGTACTCCTGGATGAGCGGAAAACAAATTGCCGGTAACCCAATTGCTAAATGCTTTAGTGAACTAAAACTAATGGACAATACACCATTTGAAGCGTATGCGTTATGGCAGGATTTATATTCTGCTACAGATAATGACAGACTTGCAAAGCTGCTACATAAAAAGTATCAATTCAGCGACTATCAGATTAATGAATTATCTGACCTCGACTTAAACAAACTGGGGTATGCCGATTTCAGCATGAAAGCAATCAGGAAGTTATTACCACACATGCAAGGAGGAATGAAACTCAAAGAAGCCATTATGCATGTTTACGGCAAAGTAGATTTTGAAAATGTTGCACTACGCAATGTTGTGTTAGAACAACACTATGATAGTTGCAAATCGCTTGTTACCGCATTGAAAAAAGAATACAACATCAATGAAGTGCAATTTGAGATTGACCATCTTTTGAAGCAGGGAAACAAAGGGCGAAAAGCCATATCACAGAATAAACGCAAGGAAGAGAAGTTTGCAAAACAACATCCGCAGCTCTCGCAATACGACAGAATTAAACTACAGCTTTGGGAAGAATGTGGTGGAATATCGCCTTATGAACCTGATGTAATCATAGACAAAAAAGATTTGTTTAGTGATAAGTACAACCTTGATCATATTGTACCAAAAAGCAAACTCTTTGAGCGAAGCTATGCCAATCAGGTACTCTGTCCACGCCATTTGAATGAAAAGAAAAGCCGTAAAACAGGTATTGATTTTGCGAAAGAGTTGAACATCGAAGAACAATATAGGGATGCAGTAGCAAAATTCCCTGAGGGCAAACAACAGTATCTGCTGATGGGCGAAAATGAGATACCCGATAATTGGATTTCGATAAGGCAAAACAGCGATTATAACACCAAATGTTTCGCAGCATTGTTTAATGGTGCAGTGAATATTCCCAATAAGCTGATTAATCGCTATGCCGTACAATGGAATCAAAATAAATTCAATGAACAGGATGCGCGGCACTACTTATGTAAAGCATGGGTAATGGCCAACATGTGCGCAGAAACTATTACGTATTTTGACAATATAAAAAACGAGAGTAGCAATATAGATAGTGTTTCTGTCTATGACATTCAACCCGGTTTGCCGGAAATTGATATGAATAATTATCTGGTTGTAATGCCGAAAGTAAAATTTTCCAGAAAAACTAAATTCGGCTATTCCCCTCGCTTTGCACTGCATCAGGAAAGCATATTCGGAAAACGAATTAGTAGGTCACGCAATGCAAAAGGTGAAATTGTTGAAGATGTGTTTTATAAAATACGGCAGCCCATATCAAAATTAACTCCGGCCATGGTAAATAAAATTATGGATAAAGCTATCCGCAATAAAATTTCGGAACGTATTCAACAGGCTGGAACCCATGAAGAGGGGATACTCTCATTGGTTGAAGAACCTGCACGGCATAATAACAAACCTATTCATCGTGTTAGTGTGATGCAAAATTCCGAGAAAATATTTCCGCTGCACAGCACAGATGGCAAAGGTAATACCGCCAAATTCTCTGCGCATGAAAGAAAAGTTGATTTTGTTTTCGGTGAAAATAATTTCTGTTTGAAATTATGGTACGATGAAAATGAGAAGCTTCATAAACGGTCGGTCACCTTAATGGAATATATTACTGCATTGAATAATGGGGAATCGTTGGAACGAGAATTTTACTTACAGGTGAATGATATTGTATTGTTGCATGACAAGTATTGGTATGTTATAGGTGCCAGTGATGCTTTGACTTTGCGACCAACCACTACGTTATCAGCGACAGACACTTACAGAGTGAAAACAAATGATTGGAAAGACTTGCAAAAAGTAAAAGTGAATCAGATAGGGAAAATAATAAATACTATATTTGCGCAAGCAAATCACAAAAAAGCGAAAGCTGCAGTGAAAAGCACTTTACACCAGCAACACGTTGGTGTTTTTTTGTATCATAGTGTAGAAGGGGAACACGCAGCATTCATTTTATAATGTTTTCATCCATTTCTTTATTATTTGATCCTCTCTTTTTATCTTGTTTTTATCAAGGAGCTGCGCTTTCGTATAATTAAATTCGTTATCACGCGCCCATGTAATATTACCTTCCCAATCACAGAGTAGAATACGTTTTACCATATATTTACATGCTCCGATATCGTCCGTATCCCCAAATCTACTCCATTGATACCTAAATAATTTACATAAGTCGGGATGAATGTTAGAAAGCAGGAAATCTTTATATTCTTTCCATGAGGAGAATTTATCTGGTAGAGACTTAATGGAATAAATCAATTTCTCATTTGCATAAATTGCAGCTGTATGAACACCATGTAACCGGGCCTCTAACTTATCATAAGTGTCCGGCTCAAGTTCCTGTAAATCCGATAAACACCTGAATGCTTTTTCATGAACAAGATTCGATACTCTCATTGTTCTTATGTCATGCCCAAGCATATACATCTTGTCGTAGATTTTGTTATATTTATAACCACCTTCAATTAGAAACTTCCAAATATCAAGATAAGACCAATCAATAATCGGATAGGCTTTATGTGGTTCTGTCTTGCGTCTTAGCCAAAACATATCACTATCCTCACCAAACATCACAAATCTACGGTCAGGACTTTCTTGAGCACGGAGACCAATAATAGAAACCGTTCTGCCGCCACGTTGTCGTAATTGTTGCCCTACCCAAAGATTGAATTTGTTAAACCTTCTTGGGTACTTTATTTCAATTGACTTAATTGATAAGTCATGCTTTTCACGAACCCATTGCTCACCCTCTCCCCATGCCCATAAAAATAGTTGCTGATGGCTGGCGGCATTTGTCATAAAAATAGGTACCTGGTACCACAAAGGAATCACATTGGGTTGTGACATAACCCATTCAACAATATCTATAGTGGCACTATATTCAGCCTCCTGATCTTGGAAATATACATAAAACTTTCTGTCTCTCGTTTTGGCTTCTTCATTGCACAGATGAAATAATACCGTGCTATCCTTACCGCCAGAAAATGATAATTGAATATTATCGTAATTATCAAATATGAATGATACCCGCTTTTTTGCAGCATTCATAACATCTTCAATACCTGAAATTGCTGTCCTACCCATGATTTAATCAATATCTAAAGATGTGTCTTCGCCAACTTCAATAATTTGTTTCTCTATCGAATAAGGTATGCCTTTTATTTCTGATGCGATTCCTTTTATTCCTACTAAACGTTGAACTTCTTCAAGAGTCATACCGAGTTCTTTTATGATTTTCATCTCATCCCATCCATCTTTTAACATAGCAACAAGAGATGCCTGCAGCTCCACATCATGCTTTCCTCTAGCCCGATTGTGTCTGATTGTTGAGGCCATGCGATCACTAATATCTTTCTCTATTACAGAAACTGGCAACATGCCTTCTTCCCGTTTATAAATATCCTGATGTAGTAACATGATTGAATATCTGTGGAAACCATCCACTATTATATACTTATCTCGCTCATTATCATAATAAGCGACTATCGGCATAGTGTACCCATCACATTTTATGCTTTGATAAAGGAGATCCATTTCACGCTTCGCAACATGATTTGGATTGTAATCATTCGCTTCTATTTTGTTCATTGGTACAGCAATTACATTGTACACAGGGCTTTTAAATTTTTTCATAATTTGTTCCTTCTTTAAATATTTCTAATAGTGTTTTCTTTTTTTTAATTGATAACGTAATCAATTTCTCTATACCAAATCCTCCATCAATATCATAATAAAAACATTCCCGCATTTGACCCTTCCTTGCTGTTCTTGCTTCAGACTGTAATCTTAGGGCATAATCAAAAGAGTTTTCATAAAATATTGAAACATTTGCACATTGAAGATTTAAGCCTAATGCAGCTACAGCAATATTTGCAATTAAAACACGTGTATTGCCGGATATAAATGTTCTGATGTCTTTGTTTTCACCGTTGAGTATAACGGATGAAAAAGGTATTGTGTTATAGATATCATTTATTGAATTTGTGTATTTACAGAAGATGATTATTTTCTCATCCTTGTGTTTTTCTATAATTTCTAACAAAGCCTTTATTCTATTGACATCACTAATGGATGTTTGTAATGTAGTAAGCAAACTCATAATTGCTATGCTACTCCAATTTTTAGAAAATTGACAAAGACCAGCGGATTTTACAGCTTCATAAGTTACCAGTGTTTCATTGACAGGCTTATAGTGTTTTTTTATATAAGTCCTTTTGATTATAAGTTTATCTTTAAAAGAATAATATGTGAATGGAGCTATCAATTTTTGCAAATAGTCAACATTGGAACTGCCTACAATCTCGCCTGTGATTCTATTTACTTGCAGGTGATGTTCTTTAAATGCCTCATAGTTCCTGTAACCAAGAATATTTGGTGAGAGTATTAAGAATTGAGAATACAGGTCTTTTACATATTTTGTGATTGGGGTACCGGATGCTATTAACTTATAATTGCACTGGCGACTAAGTTGGAATGTTCGCTCGGTACGAGTTGCCAATATGTTTTTAACTTTTGTGCTTTCATCAATCACTAAAAATGTTTTTGCATCTATAAGTTTGAGGGCATCTATATATATACGGTCTGATAGTGAAATACTTTCAATACCGAAATAAAATACATTGTTAGGATGGTATCCTATATGCTTGATTAATTCTTTTGAAAAATTATCTTTGGTACTCAATGGCAATAATATGACCATCTTATCAACCTTGCCTTCCAAGAGTCGTTGCAAGAACAGTTTAATTATAACCAAACTTTTGCCTTTCCCCATATTCATAAATAAGGCATTTACCTTTTTCCGGGATAGTTTTTCAACGGCATTTGACTGTTCTTTAGTCAATCTTGTTTTAATCATCAAATTCATTGCAAATATTTGCTCTATTTGGATTTAATATTTTAGGTGTCCTTATTAGACTTTCAAATTTTATATTCTTTTCAATGGCCATATTTTCATATATGCACAAATAACCTTTTAGCGACTTATTATTAATTGCATATTTTGGCAACCAAACGTTTGAAAAAGTATTATCAATATGTTGTACGCGGCAGCATATAGCCTTTTTTGTTTCTTTTATTATACAGTTTTTTTCTCTTTTAATGAGTACCCACATAAAAGATTAATTACATTTAAGTTATTTTTTCATCCACAACTCATGCTGTGTTCGCTGCCATCCTAATTGATAGAGCATTCTACATGCACGCGAATAAGACAGCTTGTTTTTCTTGAGAAGTGATTTGTATGCTGCGGCTGTTTTTGCCGGCATGATGCCGTTATGCCAGTTGCGCTGCTGCATCAGTTGCTTAAGCAGATCTATTGCGTTAGCTTGTATCGTGTCCATAATGATTAGCTTTTTTTGATTTTCAATAAATTCATTAACTGCAGCTTGTTCTTCCGGAGTAAAAGTATCAACTGTTTTTGCGTAATACATTCTCACACTTCGAACATCTGTTCGTGGTGTTTCATCATTTTGCCCGTGTTGTAATACTTTTGCATCAGCTTCTTTAGTGCTTAATTCTATATCAATTACTTTGCATTGAGAGGATGTCCATCGAAATATATAAAACATAATTTTCTTTTTTTACAAATTATCATCCGGATTGTTTTTATTGTACAGACGTTCCTCTTCCTGCTCTGTTAATGCAAGAAAATTCCAACAGTCTGTTATAATCGCGTCAATCTTATCAGGGTCGGTGGGCTTATCATTCGGATCAAGCCACTCCTGTAAGGCAATGTTTAATTTAAAATCTTCATAATCTACGAACACCGTTTCGTCATAATTAAACAACAGGAATAAGCGCGGATAGGTTAACTTAAGTATCGCCAGTTTTCCAGGGTGAAGGATAATGTTTTCGCTGATATAGAATCCATAATACCGCTCTGCATCATCGGCTGCCTTAAGGTGGGAGTAAAGATCACCATCTGGAGCAGGTGTATGAAAGTAGGGCTTAATTTCAAGCGCAGCGCATAGGCGGTGATTCATATCAATATCCCATGCAAAACGACCTGCCTCAATGCCACGAAGCGTATTGGGCGAAATACCAACGTATAAAGCCAGTTCTTCCTGCGTTCTGCCCATTGCTTCACGTTTCTCAGCAAAGAACCGCCCGAGTTCTTTCCGGGCAGTTCTGATTTTTTCTTCGTTAATCATAAATTTTATCTATGTATAATCTTTCAGCACCACTTCCTCTGCGGAATATTCCTTGCCATTCATAACACCAAGTTTCATAATGCTGCTGTAGCTCTATGCCTTTCTCGTCAATGGGAATTGTATGCAGCACAAACTCTTTCGTTTGACCAATGGAGTCAGAAGGCCGTTCTTCCATTCCAACTATTTTAAAGCGCTCTTTGCCATTATTCACATCCGAATAACTGACCTCTATTTTTTCTCCTCTCAGTTTATGGGCACGATCAATGGTGAGGTACTCACCTGCTTCAATAAAATAGGTCAATGCATTGTAACACTGCATTACATGACGTAATGATTGGTTGGCATAAGAGCCAAAATAAACCCATCCGTAATATTTACCTTCATATTGTTCTGTGGCATAAAATCCATAATCTCCTTGTTCCCATTCAATGGAAGGCAAGCCATTTTCACTACCATCGTCAAAAAAAGCCGCACCATATACGGTGGCTATCACTTCAATTTGGGTTAAATTTAAACTTTTCATATTATATTTTTTAGGAGTTAAATAAAGTTAGATGTTGCGCCACATTGTACAATCAAATCATACGCTGTAATTAAAGAAGTATTCAATGAAGGACGTAAAGGATCAATATTACCAATCGCAAATAGGCATTTCAGTTGTGGTTTGATATCCTCAAAATTGCGTATATCAAGCTCTCTGTAACTATTCACTTTACGCCCGTTCGTACGCTGTGCGCTCTCTGAATATACACGTCCACAAACATCAGAATTGGTGGATGAAAAGTATCGTCTGCCTCTTCCACCTGCACGAGAAGAGTAGTCAATCACATATCCTGAGTAGTAAATATAACCTGCTTCAAGTGCTGCGGCACGTTCAGCAGCAATAGCACGATTTCTTCTAAGTTCAATCCTTCTTATTTTTCTTGCTTGACGTGCAGCAACATTCTGCTTGATTGTTTTGAGGTTATCGTTAAGGTTTAGGGCTAACACTGAGCGGCTTTCTCTAACCCTCAAGGCGGCACAATCTTTTTCGTCAACAGAAATTACCTCATAAATATCTAAGGTAGTGTTATACTTTGCCACAACCCATTTGCCGGCAAGCTTATCATTCGGCACATTTGTTTTGCAATGTATTTTACCACGAGAATAGAAATTCCAATGGTCCGATACACGAATACAATCTTCCGGAGTGTAATCCCATGATTTACCTTCTTTGGAATAGAAGGATCCACTGGCATACCGGTTATACGGTGATGCGCTAACACAGTTAGTTACTGTGAATAATCTCAGTGCCTCTGGCATCGCCAACAGGCCACTCTCAATGTTTAATTTTGATTTTGTCATTTATTTTTTGCGTGATAACGGCTGCTCCACCGGGGTTTTTCAAGGCCGCCCAAGGCTTTTTTGTTATTGATTTTTCAAATAGACTCAACAAAGAACGATTAATATATTTAAAGCACAAAATATTTTTTGTATTTATTTTATAATGTCCTGAAAACGAGGCGAAAAAAATTTCTTTGCTTCTTTCTTTCCAAAAGAAAGAAGCGCGGCACAGCCACGCTTCATCTTCATTAATCCATTTAAGCCGCTTTGTCACAGCCAGTATCATTAATAATCTGAATGATACCATCAGCAACTATTACAGTGGTAAACTCCCCAATAACAAAGCCTGCACGAGCAAACCATTTGCCCTGTAGCGTTAGTTTTGGATAAAAATTAAGTTGTTTTTGTCGCTTCCTCTCCTGTGAGCAGTAGCCTACTTTCAATTGTCGTTTTTCGTTCATAACTTTGTGATGTCTTTAAATTAAATTGATTAAATAAAGCCCATGCACAGGTAACACTGTGCATGGGCTTGTTGCTATACGGCAATAGCCAATATAGCTTGGTCCGTTTCCCTTTGCGCACCTTCAAGGTCGGCTTTTAGGATAGTCACAATTTTAGCAACCGTATCGGGTTTATTAACGTCAATCCTTGTCGCACTTGCAGACGATTTAAGACAAATAAATTCATCTTCCCCGTTCAGGTCTGCTTGGTAGTCCTCTACTTGCAGCGCAAGAGCCGACAACTTTTTTCGCTTCTCAACAAGTCTTCCTAATTCCTTAACGACTTCAAGACGTTGCATAAGGCGTTCTTGTGATGGTTGCTCAATCGGTAATACTGTTATAACAGCGGTTACCTCGTTTTGATTTTCTGCGTGTGCTTCGCCTGGCGTAGCCCCATCGCTTTTTTTGTTTTTATTCATATAATATATTGATTAATAGGCATAAAGGTAATTAAATGCTAATGAACCACCAAATATTTTATTGCTTTTTTCAGCACTACACACAATTTTATATAACTGATTTACAGTATTTTACACCATTTTTAATCATTATCTAAAACACGATTGTAAACAACTGCTTTTCAAGTTGTTGCAATCGTGCCGTTAAAATAAAAAGGGGTCAAGGGTTCTCCCTGCCTGTCCCACGCTAACAGTGGCTTGGCAATTGCCAATCGAAAGCAGCGATATGTGATTACACGCCAAAACCGTTCCTTAGGAAGCATACGGTGAAACCGTACCTATAAGTTTGCGTTAAGGATTGAAGGAAGCTACCATGTAGCCCGGAGAGCCTGCCTTGTGCCATAGGCACAAGAACGCCCAAGAAATTAATGTGAATGAATCATCCCAACGAAGTCTTGTTTGTTATTGAACAATCTTCTAAGCTTTGCATAAAGCAAGATATCAGCAGCTTCTGATAGGTGAGTAGCATCTTGCGGTGGCACACCTGAATCTTTCCTCTCTGATGACTTATCCTTTTTGACTTCTTCACCAATCTTAATAATACCTGCATTGAGTGCGGATGTCTCCCATGCCAGACAGTTGTTTCGGTTATAACGAAAAGCCGGTAACCTTTTATCTTCACCAGAAAATAGTTTACCCCACATAAGATATCGAGAGTGGTGTGAACCTATTTGTCCAATATAATATGGATTCACCTTCCATCCCAACTCTGTTAGCGTTGAAATAATTTCGTCAGAAAAGTTTATATCTGTTGACGCTCTCTTAGGAATAGAAGTTGAGTCGAAGTAGTAATTAACTTCTGCGCAACCTGATGAGAGAAAGTGTTTATAATACTCATGCCATAGCATAATGCAATGACTGAGTAATTCAGGATGTAGTACATACTTTGCAGAAAGTAATCTATATAACTTAGATGATGCATACTGGCCGGTAACTATTGAATTGATTGCATTATTATGGTCCAAAGAGAAGTCGAGTGGTGCAAGGTAATTTAAGTCTGCATCCCATCGACAATCACGTTGATGATGAATACCCGGTGTTAACTTATCAACGAATGAATTATTAACAGAATCATATCCATGCGTATTAATGTCCAATAAAGAATAGAAGCCGGACTCATTGCGTATTATTCTCTCATTCATTATCTGAACCCGGAATTTAGTTTCTGATAATGTTTTAAAAGCATTTTCAATTGGTTGCAATCCAACGTTAGAAATGTTCTCCAGTGCAGAAGCCTCACTGAAATAAATCGAGTCCTTACGTAATTCGTTAAGCAGCTTATTGTATCGTTGTAATTCCTTTTTTACTTTGATAATAGTCTTCTCGCAGCTGCTATCTTCAATTTCTTTCTCAAGGAGACTTATTTTATATTGTGATGATAATATAAGTTGTATTTGTTCCTCATCCATATGTTTGCCAAAGTCGAGCAGCCATTTTTCAGAACTGGTTTGTGGCTGATCGGAACAAAACAATAAACTAAGGTAATTGCTGAGATGTCCCCATTCATTTAATCCTCCGGCCATGGTTGGAATTGTCTGCTCGTCAAATTTTTTCTTATTAATAAGCCTTGCTTCATCAACAAATCCCCACTGGGATCGAACTCCATTAATAGAGCTGAACTTATCTTGACTGACAAGATAAATTCCGGAACCGTTAAACCAAGAAATATAATGGTCAGGCGATATAGGTCTCCTGATTGGTTTAGGCAAATTCAATTCTTCAGGGGGGAATTTGCCTATCCAAAAATGAACATTCTGTTTATAGCCGCGTTTCTCCCATCCCGAAACTAAAGCATCAAGTGTCTTCTCTACAAGTTGAGCGTATGTTTTACCCTGAATGAATCCGTTAGATCCCGGCATGGTCAGAACATTATTAAGTGTAAAGTCTGCTCCGGGGCCATCTGTCTTACCAGTAAAACGTCCCCAAATACAAACTCCGATCTGTGGGCGAATCAGGGAGTATATCATTTGTGGCTTATTCAGATGATAATCCCGTTCTTCAACTGTAGTTAGATTATTGTTCGTCATCAATCAATTCAGCATCATCAAACATATCTGTATCACGAGGATTTTCTTTTTTCTTTTTTAAGAACTTTTCTATTCTTTCTTCAAGGTTATCGGGCAGGTTTGCATTTATATGTTTCGGGTCAAATACATATCGTAAATGCTGCGGCTGAATTTCTGAATAAAGTTTAGCTTCATGACCGCCAAAAAATTCAAGTAACAAGCTCATTATATTCTTCTCACTGCTTGCAGCTGAGCGGAAATCTTCTTTAGCCACTGCCTTATTACGGGTTTCAATCATAAATCCCATGAGCATATCAACATAGAAATCACGACCCGATATTTCACTGGTAGCATTGAATACTTCCTTAGTATCATTATACTGGCGGTAAGCCTCTGACTGAGAAATACCATAATCATTCATCAGCATACTGGTAACCTTTAATCTGCTGCCATAACGATAAATCAAATCACGGCAAACACGTAAGTCGTTAAGCTTCTTCTGTAACGCATCAGACAATTCAACATTGTCTGGTCCTCTGTGCAGAAGATGCTCAACTATTTTTTCGATGTCTGTCTTCTGAGTGTAAGTTCTAAGAATAGGTTTTATTTCATCATCCATCAACTTTCTTGGATTTTGAGATTTTTCATTAGTGTAATAAACATTTCCTGAGCTTGAGTACTGCCTTTTTTAGCCATATCAATTATACTCTTACGTACTTCAAATACTGTTTGCAAGCGACCTTTATGGTAATGTTTATATGCTGCGCTATTGGGATCATTCATCTGTTCACGAAGATACTTCAACGTGAGCTCTGCGATCATTGCTGTTTCTTCTATGCTGAAATGGCATCGTCCACAGTCTTCTATCGTTTGTAATTTTACATCTGTCATAATCGAACCTTAAATGGTTGTTCATTACGCAATAGTGATTCAATCATCGCAATATCATCATTGACAACATTCTTGCTGGTACATATTACGAGACGTTCGGCTTTTGGGTTCCGTGTCCAGTTTGCACTGCCTGTAATACTAATATTCCACGCTACATTTCTGATTGCACAAACTTTTGCATGCATCGGACATAGCGCAACATTAAAATGTTCTTGCGCAAGGAGTAGGGCATTTGATTTATATTCCTTAGCACTATAATCAAGTATCATATTAACACTACTGATGACACCTGTATTAAGCATATAGATTAATTTACGTATCGAGTCTTCTGAAATAGAATATGTCGTTAAAAACAAATCAGATTTACCTGTATGTGTCAGCAGGTAACTCAATAGATCATGCATGTTCCATTGTCCACCGGTCCACAAATGATAATGCCGTTCATTGTCTATTTTGGACAGGTAAGATTTAAACCACTTCAAACTTGCTGCATTAAGTAAGGTTGCAGGCGAAACAGTACCTGTAATAGCATCAGTAGATGCAGATGTATTTCTAGTGTCAAATAAGCTCATTCAGTTTTAACTCAAGTGCATTCCGCATAGCTTCCAACTCTGGTATCTCACCTTTGCGTTTTTCATTTTTCTTAACCTTAGAAATAGTACTTCTGACATTATTCAGTTTTTTCTGAATGGTAAATTTATCCTCATCTTCTATTTTGGCTTTAGCTGAATCTCCAGGTAGTTTTCCGAACTTCTTCCAGTAATCTATTTCAAAATACAATTCGTTGAGTTCATCTTCCTTATCGAGTAATTCATTGCAAAGATCGCCCGTGTTTTTGGATGACAGAAGTTCATTTATTCTATGGTAATAATCATCTCCTTGTCGCTTTTCTTTTCTAGCTATCTGAATGGCTTCGTCTGTAATCATAACAAGCTTATGATGCAATACTGCACAATGCTTGTATATTGTTTTACTTCTGCTAACAATATCTTTTATCGCATCATCTGCACGCAAATATTCATCATCACTAATTATTTGCTTTACCTTTTTTTCTGATTTTTGCTCGTGCTGTAAAAACTCCGGTTTTGCACATAATTTGATAATCTCTTTTGTAAGAAGGTCCCGATTATAGCGCGTTTCCTTCCTTTCCAGGATCATGACAAGAGCACGATTAGTGCTAAAGCACTTCAACAGTGCTACTCCTGATTGATAATCACGATTACCTTTAGCCCATTGCTGTAATGACGACACTTGCATGCTACAAAAATAAGCATTCTAAGCAAGTAAGAAAATAGATTGAATTAGTCCTTTTTATAATTGAGCAGCCACACAATTCTTGTGCCTTCGTCAATAAATTCAAAATCATAGCCTCTTGCAATCAAAGCATCATAAACATCACTTGCCTGAATATAATGAGGGCAATGATCACTCAACATTTCTAATATTTCGTTAGTTGATTTACGCAGCGAGGCATTACTGCTGTCTGCAGGAACAAAGCGAAAGAAAAACTTATCAAGCAAATAATCTGTCGCTTCTGAATTAACTTGTTTGGGTTCCTCTTCTGCTTCCTCTGACATTAGCAATATTATTAACAGGTCTGTTTGCAGACAATGCATGAAATAACACACATTCTCCTTTATTCAATATATTCAGGAGAGCCCTGCTGTTATCAGAGGTATTGTGTGTTATCTTCATTGTCTGCGATGCAAACATAAAAAAAAATCCGCTACATGTTACCACATAGCGGACTTGTTTAATTTAAAGGTTTAGTTTTAAGGTAGGTTACTTTTTAGTAGCAGAAGGCTCAGAAGGTTGATTGACTTTATCCGTCTTCTTTTTAAAATATGGATTGTCAGGATACTTCTCACAGAAGATGTCAATTGCACGAACATCAATGACAGATAAATCCATCATCTGTCCGCCATATCGCAATGGCATAATTGTTTGTTGTGCGCTGAGTCGTGGACTTACATCATACTTGTCAGTCACACTTGCTGGAAATTTGCTCATAGTGTATTTATTATTGAGTTAGAATTATGGAGTAGCTAAGGTAATGATACCTTTGTATTCTGCTTCAGACGATTCAAATGATGAAATTGTAATTGTCCATCCTCTGTAACCCTTCTCGTTGTTACCGGAGCTCCACTCTGTCTTTACTTCTGCAGGGAAACGTGCACTTCCAAGCTGACGTAATCTTCCGTCTGCCAATTCGACTAAGGCAATGGCTTTAATATTTTGCCATTGCAAGAGTTGTGAAGCTGTGCCTGCATCGGCTCCGGGAGTCTGCCCTTTATATGTTGCGAGGTAGCCGGTAGTGTCACGCTCACTGTTTGGTTTGCCTTCAAGATTCCCGCTATCTCTCGTGATATAAATAGTATGAAACCCTTTAGGAGAAGTAAATGTGTGGTCATCAGTAATTTCGATAATACCGCTATTGGTGGCGGCAGGATCGTTCATTTCTTCTTTAGCTCCTATTGTAAGGAAGTCTGTAATTGCCGCAAGATAAATGCGACCGGTTGTTCCGCCAATATTCAGTGTTGTTGCGGTAGGTGGGGTTACGTTACCTAATGTTAGTGCCATTGTTATTGTTGTTTGGTTTTGTTGTTAAAATTTTATTTTTTAAGTCGAAGCATACCGCTTCCCATTTCAATCATTTTTTTTGCAAGTTCTGTATCCGCTTTAACATCTTCAGCAGATAGAATATTACCTTCAAAATTTATTTTTGGGAAAGCAATGACATATGTTTCTCCATCTATTTCTACAGTAGGTTTAACTAATGAAGCTATCTCATTGCTCTTCTCAAGTTGCGACTGTAATGCATCGTTTAGCTCAAGTGCATCCTGTAGCGCTTGATTTGCTTCCGATAGTTGCGATTCAAGTACAGAAACTTGCTTCTTAAGTTCCTCCATTGGATCACCAGAGCCTGCTACTGCAGGTTCTGGTGATGGATTATTTTGTTTAGCCATAGTATAATGTTATGAGTTTAAAATTGATCGTTTATCCAGATAAATTCAGGATCCGGCACTTGTAATCCAATCGAGAAAACAATAGCAGTGTCAAAACCATATACAGTCTTAACCATTTCAATTGTGTTCATGTCACTCATACTGTCTGTACCGAGTACCATGTTTTCTTGTGGAGCTACAATGATTTTTCCGTCTGTAATCCATTCTACCGGCTTAATTATACAGTTACCGTTTCCAATGTCTAATGTTTGTTGGCCAAATGCATTGTATGTTGGCTTATCATGGAACAATTCACGATACTTCTTATTATACATATCGGCAACACTATAGGACATATACATATTCATTTTATGTTTCCTGTATCGTGCCGGTATAGACTCATATACCGATTCTAATTGCGTAATGACGTTTGCAGCTGTAATGGCTCCTGTAGCAACAGGTGTCAACCCTATTGCATCAATAATTTTATTGAATCCATCAGTAATTCGTATCGCCAGGTTAGAACTAACATCAGTTGTATCGCCAATGCCCAGTACTGAATTTACTAATTCATGCTGAATCTCCTGAGTGATTTGTTGCCACATATAATTCTCAAAAGGAATATCCTTCGCAGTAGCATTAGCACGAATCTGATCAGCCATCCATTTGTTATAATACAACAGTGGTTGAATCTGAGTTTCATAAGTAGCCAGTGCAGGCGTAAGTTGTCTGTCTGTAAATACAACTCCACCCGGAGCAGTAAATGTTCCGTTGTATGCTTTCAGTCCGACACCTGCGGCCATCTTTCCGAATTTTGTAGGTCCTTTTATCCCTGTGTAAACAGTGATTCCTTGCTCAGCTAGTCCGCTGAAAACTTTCAGTAAAATGCCTTTTGCAAACTTAGTTCCGTAAGCTGCTGCGGCAGATAAATTAGGGGTTGCCATTGGTTCTTGTTATTTTGGTTTTGTTTGGTTTTGTGTTTGTTTGAATTAATCTTCTACCTGATTTGCAAAAGATGGATTGTCACGTAATGAAGTCTTCTCAAAATCGAAGCTCTGCATCTCCTTATACATCTTCACTTCCGGATCAACATTATCTTCCTGATTGTGCTTATGCTCTTGTACATCCTTTTTTCGAGGGTGTTGTTTCACCTCACCTGGCGATTGTAAATTTGCTAGCTCAAGGTTAAGTGCCTCTATGGTTTGTTTGTTAGAATCAATTGTTTTTTGCAACTCTGTTACTTGAGCATTCAGGTTGTTAATCTGCAAGGTCAGTTGCTCATTCTTTTCAGTGGCGGCTGCTATACTGTTTGCATTATCTTCCAGTCTTGCATTCAATTCAGAAAGCATGTCCTGTGTAATTTCCACTTCTTGTTCTTGCTCTGCAACATTCACATTAAAAAATGTTGCAAGACTCTTCAGAGCCGATGTTAATTTTACTTTCATTTTATTGTTGGTTGTTTGATTTAATTCTTTCTTACCGGAAATTTGCAATGCATAATTCAACGCATCCTGCTCAGTAGCTATAGCATCAATCAGACCCAGATCTATTGCCTTTTCAGCCAGATAAACCTTACCGGTCAACGGCTCATTACCCTGCATAGATAATTTACCGGAGCGGTTCGACTTAACAGTATCTTGGAAGATCGTATTTGTTGGATTTAAAATATTCTGTTTGATAGGAGCAAAGTCCTTTTCCAATGCCTTAAAATAATCTTGATTCTTGTCAGGGCTGCTATCAGCATTGATGTACAACATTTCATAGCCCATTTGTTTTAATCTTTCTTTGCTATTATAAAGTGTTGTTGCAGTTCCTATGCTTCCTATCTCAGTAGTTTTATGACTTGCAAATATTCTGTGTGACCCACTAATAATTGCATAACCTGCACTGGCTGCCATACCACTGATGAAAGAAATAACAGGCTTCTTATTCTGAGCAACAACATCTGCAAATTCAAATGTGCCATCTACACTCCCGCCACCGGAATCCATTTTAAGAAAAACGGCACCTATGTTTTTGTGTGCATAAGCCTCAAGCAATCGGTTGCGCATGGTATCTGTTCCAGGAATTCCACATGAATCCTCTTTCATCACAACACCGCTATAATTCAATACAGCTATACTTCCCTCAGGAGCATCATCATAACTGTCAATACGAGTAATCGTACCTGCTGTTAATGCAAGCGCATACGTTTTATGTTGCTGAATATTACTTGCTATTTCATCGTCATTGAAAAATGATACAGGCTCTCCAGAAAGTAGTTTAATGACTCTGCCATAAAAACCTTCTGCATACCGATCATCTATCAGCCATGCGCCACGAAGAATTTTACTTACCAATCGAAAATTAGCCATTGTATAAATTGCACGTGCAAAATACTTATGACATAAGGCGCATTAAAAGGACACCGGCAAAAGCGCTATTCGCTATGCTATTCTTGTCCTTATAAAATGGAATTTATACTGTGTAATTATTGAAAGTAAATACTTATTTTAAACCGATAAAATAAATTGAATGCAGTGATTTTTACTAAACTGTACCTATACAAAATTTATTATGTCTTATAATGCAAATGAAAAATCATCTACTCAAAACAAGATGACAAAAACGGGAAAATAAATATATTACGATGATTGCATCGTCTTTAATTTCTTTTCACGACTTCTATAATACATCCTTTTCAATGTACTAAAATTCAAAATCGTGTCCTGAAGCTGATATTTCCCCTCAAAATAACGAATCATCTCATCAACTTTTTTTGTTTCATCATTGGTCTTCACAAACTCAATAAAGCTCTTAAATTCGGTACGGATCATTTGATCAATATGATCATCAAAATGCTTTGCCTTCCATTTTGGTAACCATATCTTATGGCCATAACGATGATTACTCGATAATTTACACTCTATATATCGAGATTCAGCATAACGCAACGGTAATTCACTCTTGCGTTTTGGCTCTAACAACGGTATCAGTATTCCAAATATATTATCACCTTCTTTAATTTGAAAAGGTTTTGATATTTCCGGATTATTAATAAGATACTGCCTAACGTGATACTGTACAGGAATCTTTATAATCACTATGTATTGGGTTGTTGATTGTTATCAATAGGTTGTGGCAATGGTGTGTTCGGATCATAAGGAACCGGATCCACTATTGGACCTGTAATATAGAAAGCATTATAAGGCATCATCGGACTCTCCATCTCAAAAGTAAGCTGATAAAAATTGAGCTCTGTAAGTTTCTCTCCTGTGTTTTTCTTCTTAGTTAAACGCATTCCCATCTTATCACCTTTAAGGTTTATATACCCGAAAAAAACACCCTTGTCATTATTATCCAACAGCAATACAGCGTACTCTCTATGCTCCATATCGTCAAAATCTATTCTACGAAAATCATAATCTTTTGCAACATTAAATTGTACAGAGTGTTTATACAGAATGCCGTTTGCTGTCATTGATTCTGCATATTCCCATCTCGATGTACTCTGTATGTACTCTGCCATAAACCACTTATCGTAATCAATGGATATGCCACTAACATCAACCTGATGATTATAAGGTGCTATCTCCATTAAAGGTAAACCCAGGGAGATGGCATTCATTGGCATAAACAATATTGTACGAACACTGCCTATGTTCGGATCCTTACTGTATCTATTTGGAATGCTTTGCATAATATGTGCGTAAAAATAATTAAAACTTACTCATTCAGCACTGTTTATTTATCATTTTTTCACAGATCAGTTGTGTATAGAGATCGTTGCTATAACAACATTATCGCTATTCCTGATTACCATAGCCAATGTTGCTGTATGCTCAAAACGGTACCTGAATGGCTCTTCCATCCATTTGGTTTGATTCTTCATTGCCATACATATTTCATCAGAGGTAACCTCAATATCTCCCGGCTTCAGAAAAGTCTCAAACCATAACCTCAATATTCCCGCATAACGGTACTCAACTCTATTTTGAAGGTGTTTGGTAATCTCTAATTTGTATGTTTTCTTGCCCATATAATATTACGCGTTCAAATACACAGTTACAATACAATGTGTCATAAAATAGATACACTGGAACAGCACTGTAATGAACATAGTTCCGGTGAACATTAGTAGTTCGAATATTAACTGATGTATTGCGTAATGTATCAACAGGCAACGATGGCTTTTGCCAGGCATAATAATTTACAAAGCCTGTCGAAAAAATTATTATAATACTATACGCAACAAAAAGAAAAATTCTCATGCTGCTAAAAAACAAGTAGAATCAAAATAAAGCAAGGACTAAAAAAACAGACACTACATTTTAATGCCTGTAATTTCAGAAAAAACCGATAACATATATTCCGATTCACTTATCTGAGCGTTCAAATCCGCTTTTGATAAATTATAAATCTCAACATCCATATTTGATTTATTTTCATCCAAACTGATAAGTGCAGCTTTCGCATCATTAATTTTCTTGCGAACAAAAAGTGCTTCGCCATAACTTTTTATTTCTTCCATTGGGTTTAGTTTAGAATGCAAATATAAAATGAATCAACAAAATTTATTCAGATCATTCATTTTTCTGAGTAAGACCTTAACCCATTAACCGGTCAAAGGCTATAATAGAATAAATAAAACTAATAATGATAAGTCAAAACTAAAAGAAACTACATAAATAGTGTATCAAAAAAAACTTGAAAAACTCAAAAGTTTGAGGCAAAAGTGCTCAAAACTAAACTACAGAAACTACAAATTGATTTCAAAACTAACCAAAACTTTTGAAAACTACAGAAAAATAATGTTTAAAATACTGATATATAAATTATTAAGTCGTTTTGTAGTTCCTGTAGTTCGGTTTTTTCAAAAATCTCTCAGTTTCGGGTTTTTAATAATTTTTAGTTTTTTTCTACCAAAAAGGACGGATATAAGATCGGACCGTAGGAAGAAATAAAGCATATCAATTTAAAAAGTGCGATGGGTAAAAAGCAAAGACAATGAAATTGTTTTTGCTGTGCGATGCTGAGGTGAGAGAAATGAACGGAGTCGGAAAATAGTGAAGGATAGTTGAGCGAATGAAGCGAAGCGAAATAAACGAAACGCCTGAACGGAATGGAGACGAAGTGAATGAACTTACCGCAAGCTTATAAGCATAAAACAATAAATGCTTTATTTTTTCCTAAACCAGTTAAAAGAAAATAGGTAATAATATTGCATAGACGGAAATTCAAAAAGGGGAATAAATCTTATTGTTTTCGGCTTTTATCTCCTTCCAATCCTTCTTAATTTTCTCAGCAATTGCCTGCCGGATAAATTTATTGATATTAACCCCATGATCTTCCAGGATCACAAACGCTTGCCGCTGCTGCTCAGTGAAACCTATAACCTTCTTATAATTATACTGTTTCATGTTTTTTGATATTCTTTTGTTTCGTCAAGCGCAGCGTTAGCAGAAATGCCAAGCGACACACTACGAAGACTTGCAGAAACAATCGTATTCAATATCCAAGTCATAATCAAATAGTTTAGTTTGACATTTCCCTGCTTCATATTCGTCTGTTGCTTTCGTGAAATTCTGTTTTGACATTTCAATTAAGTCAATGGCGGTTTTGTTGTTTCTGAAAAATGAAAATTCGCCTTGACCATATTTAATTTCCATTTCATTCCACCACTCAATAAGTTGTGGTTTTTCTAAAATCATTGTCAGTAACTTGCGTTCTGATTTTTTCCAGCACATATCGCAATTGCCTTCGTAATCTTTCAACTGCAAATCAAATTCCTGTCTATCCCACCAAGTTCTAATGAAATCTTTTGTGGCTCTAAAATCTGTTGCAAGTGGGTAAATGAATTTATCTTTCTTTGCTGTTTGCCAATTAATGCGATGTGCCTCGTCAATTCTTATTCCAATGGCAGTTTCGTAACTTCCATTTTCCAAGCCAATAGTTCGTAAATAACGTGTAATTGTTTGGCGTTTCAATTCCCTTGTGCAATGTGGGAAAGCCTTGTTTGGCAGTCCGTATTTAGTTATCATTTTTTCAAATGGTTCACCATTTCGGCTTGCCGTTTCGTAGCTTACAATTTTAAAAGTGCTTTTGTTGTCAATCAAATCATATTCAAGCCACGTAACACCTAAATTCCAACGCTTATCGCACTCATTTACAAAGTCAAGCGTTTCAGCCCTTTCCTTCCCAGTATTGGCAAAAATGAATATCAATTCACGTTCTTTATTTTCGTATCTGATTTGTAAAGCCCTTGCCATAAATGCTGATGTCCTACCGCCAGAGAACGAAACTACCAAAGGCACTTCTGCTAACACGGGTTTGGCAAAAGCGGGTTTTCCGTTTTCCAAATCAACTTTTGTATGTATATCAACTTTCATCTTTCTATTAAACTTTTGTGGTTAAAATCCCCGCCTTCGCCAAGCCCGATACCGTTATAGGCAAGCACTACTTGACTGCTTCGTTTTGAAACTCCTTTTTTTGAACAGTTTTACCGTAGAAGGCTTTCAACTTATCGCCTTTTTCGTAAGCAGCTTGATGCTCTTTACACATTTGTTTTCCTTTACCAACATTCTTTTTATAGCAGCCATCTACGGCACACTCATTTACAAATACTAAATTCATTTTCGTTTTAATTTACCGTGCCAGCCTATAACATTGCATTGCAAAAAGTGGGGCTGACGTTCCAATTTTAGCAATGGTACTACTAATAAACTTTTGTGCATAAATGGGTCAGTAGTACATTAAATCCCCACCTTCTGCAATGCCTTGCCGTTATAGGTAAGGCTAAGAAACCTTATCCCCTAATATTTGAGTTTCGTGAAAACCACCGTTAGGTAATTGAACACGATACCAGCCCTTTGTTATATAATTGACGATTTCGACAAGACAAGCGTATGACTTACCAATTACTTCAACTATATCCCCTTTTTTAAATTCATCGCCTTTAAACTCTTTTTTTATGGTGATTGGATTTTCATTAATAATAGGTAAAAATCTTGTCTGTTGATTGCCACATTGTGTACAGGTATCCGTGCCGTTGTGTACGTAAGGAAGTTTGCATTTACATTGATTTCTCATTTTTTTTTATTAAAGTTTGTGAGAAGCCCTACCTATAACAGCACATAGGCAATATGGCGGGTTCTCGGTTAATATTAAGTTCTTTTTTTCAAATCAAGTTTAGTAGTTGCAAATAGTTTAGCGTTGCGAAATCCGCCACATCGCCTATCTGCAAAACGTTAGCGGTCAGGCTATGACACGATAACTTCACGTTTAATTGTATCAGGTTTTAATCTTCCCATTATTTGTTCACGGACTTCCAAAGCAATAAAATCTGCAACACCAATCAATTCTAATGGATTAAAACCATCATTTCTACGGTGCATATTTTGAGTTCCATCTTCAAAATGTTGAACGGTTACTGTATATGTTTTTGTAACCAATACTTTTTTTTCTGTTGTTTCTTTTTCGCTTGACATAATTCAAATATTTTTGGACTTCTAAAAAGCGGAGAAGCCCGAACCGCTAACACTTGCTTTGCAAAATGGCGGGTGAAGTGCTAATTTGAACCCTTGTAATTCTATTCAACGGTAGTGCTATATTGAAGCTGTGGTGTTTCAAAACCGCCACTTCGCAAAGCAGATGCCGTTATATGAAAGTGGGCAGACGTGCATTCAATGAACTTTCGTTAGAAAGAAAAAGAAAAAATCTGCCCACGCTCAATTTACGATTTAACAAAAACCTTTTGAACTTGGTAAGTTCCTGTTGGTAATTCTTCAATCGCTTTGACTGCATCTGCATAAGATGAAAACTCTTGAATTTTCAATCTTAAATTGCCTTGTGTGTCAAATTCTGCAATTCTAAATACTTCTTGCATATTGTTTTGTTTTGGATTTTACAAAGCCCGTCCAAGGCTATTTCTTAATTAAAGCACCTTTGCAATAGTTGTCATCTTCTCTATTGTCAAAGCCTAAATAAATGTCATCGCTTGTAAATTTGAGCATATCACCCAAACATAGTTCACCAACTTTTACCCAATTACCGCCAAACTTTTCATTTACTATTTTTTGAATGTTGTTTTCTGTTGGGTTAATAAATACCACAATTCTTTCATTTGTATTGTGGTTTGCTAAAATTGTAAGCCCTTTGTTCATTATTGATTTTTTAAATTTCCCACGCTCATTTTTTCTTTTTCTTTCAGTGCTTCTAATCGGGTGTAATGCGTGAAATCCCACCTTCATATAACACGTGCTATAAGCAAGTTTGCCAATAACATTTTCGGTTACTTGAACATTTCTGCAAAGCAAACCTGCTCATAGCACCATACGTTA